AACCAACGCTGTTTGAGCTTGATTCAAAAGAATCTAAAAGAGTTCCAGAATCATCAGCCACACCAGGCACGCTATTGCTCGACGCAGGGGCGTTATCCTCATTGGTGCTGAGCTGCCTTATTTCGCAGTTTCTGTTGTTTCCGCTTAAATCAAAAAGCGTGCCACCAGACCCTGGGTAACAATCAGGATTAGAAACATCAAAGAAAAATCTCATATTGTCAGTAGGAATAACTATCGTATCCCTAGAAACACTATTGAGCCATTGAGTATTGGTCTCTATATCTACATTTCTAGATTGAGTAGATAAAGGATCAAAAAGGAATTGTATAGACCTTACATTTCTAGAGCCATCCTCTATACTTATTGGGTCTACAGATATATCTGCAGATGCAGCAGAGATGTCTACATCAACGGTATAAGAGTAAGTACTCACCCTTAATTATTCAGAGCTGAAATGAGTTACATCTTCATTGATCAGAAAGACACCCTTAACCCATGTCTGAATAGTGCCGTCGTCTTTTGCGGCCTGTATGTCATACACATACTCACCCCCAGGTATATTCTTCATAGAGGTGTCATCAATAAGAACAGTAACTTTTCCATTTGCCCCAGGCGTTAAGGTTATGGTTCCGTGGACACCAGTGCCAGAGGCGCCATCTGAGAGCAAGGGTGTATTGCTGTCGTCTTCATCACTACTCCTTACGTGCATGTGAAAGGTGTATCCACTATCAAGAACTATCGTAGCATTAGCGTTTGAGCTATCTCTAAACGTTATGTCTACGGCAAAAGTATCTCCTCTGCGACATGTGATGTCCAGAGTTTGAGCTATATCTGTGTTTATACTAGCCATTACAGGTTAAATATTTCATTTATGGATTGTTCTTTTTGAACCTCTGGTAACTCCCCCCTCTGACCTTTCCTTTGTGACATAAGCTTAGACTGCTCTGCGGCCTGCTTCTTTACCCTGTCATCTTTCCTGTCTTCTTTTAGCACCTCTATCTTCTCTCTGAACTCGTTGTCGTCAGTTTTGAAGCCAAGGGTGGCCTGCGCTCTTATCATCTCTATCTCCTTGCGGAACTCGTGAAGCGCAGCGGCCACTTGTATCTCAGACTGAGCCTTGAGCTGAATCTTTTGTGCTTCTATCTGTGATTCTATCTGCGCCTGTTGAGCAGCTGTTTGAGCGGCAGCTTGCTGTTGCTGCATAGCCATCTGTTGCTGCTGCTGAGCTTGAGCTTGTTGCATCTGCTGCATCTCTACCTTGCGCTTCTTTCTTCTAACCACAAGAAGCCTTTCTGCCTGGTCAACGTTCTTAAGTTCTCTTATAGCCATAGCGTCCTCTAGGTCTATTTCTTTCTGACCGAGAGATATTTGAATCATCTGCTCTACCGCAAGTCTCTCTTGATCCTCCATCTCTTTTACAACTATGACTCCAAAGTTGTACATGGGCATATCGTCAAAAGAAGAAAGGACCTTCATGTTGGCACTACCAATAGCTTCTTTATAAGCCTTAAATATCACCGACTCCTGCGGCAATATCTGAACGCACTTTATTATGTCGCTGCATACCCTCTTAAACAGCAGCATGGAGCAATCGGTGATATTGTATATGGCATTGTTACCAGCTTTTATAGCATTTTGCTGAACCTTAGGGGTGCTGCCGTCCATCATCTCATTGATGCCTGTTGCATCTCTGATAAGTCTGAGGTAGTGGTTGTATATACCTATCAGCTCGTTTATGTTTCTTATGCTGTTTCCTATCTCACGAATTGGTGGGTTCTGAAACCCTCCTTCTGGATTCTTGCTTCTGTAGTAGAAGACACCTGTCTGCTCGTAAATATCGTGCAGCTCAAGAGGCTGAAGCTCACCGCCCTTGCCTAGCTGAACATTTTCCAACCCCTCGATATCAATGATCAATCCATCAGGCTTGGCTTTTGCAATGGCTTGCTGCATCTTAAGATGTGTCAGCTGAAGCATATCAGCAAAACCAACACAGCTATCAACCATAGATTTAGGCATCATGTCCTGCATATTTGTTGATATGCAAGAGTAAGAGAGGTTGGCTCTACTTATATCCTGGGCATTCTTAGGGACATTCTTTTTTCTGCCATAATCAAAAAGCAGACCAGCACCTAATACATACTGACCCCCATACAAGGTCTCCACCTCCATCTTGTGTGGAGTTCTTTCGAAAACGCTACCTGACTTTTCTTTATACTCGTAGCCCTTGTAATAAAAGCCCATGTTGCCAAATCTGTTTTCTTTCTCTTCAAAGAAGATGCAGTCTACAGACTTAAACTCAAACTCAAGAACATCAACAAGGTACTCGTCGTACCCGTAGTCCATTGTGTTTGTAAGGTTGTTTACAGACTTTTTGTAAAGCGTTGAGGAGTTGTTTCCGTACTTGCCAGAAACGTTGCTAGCTATCTTAGCCAGTTGTTTCTCGTCTATCTCTCCAGCAGATATCCGCCTTAGTTCAGATATAGATATTCTTTTTACGTGACCAGCATAAACTATGTCGGTCATGTTTGGGTCCTCTGTGTGGCTGTGTACAAAGTTAGCTGGATCAACATAGTTTGTTACTATGCCATAGTTTGGATCGTTGGATCTCTTTACCGCAGCCAAACCACAAGAAACAAGATCATTTACACACCTCCTAAATGTAGTGTCGTTGAAATCGTTCCACTCCAGAGTCATTGTTGCAGCCATCTGAGCCGCCACCTCTGCATCAGTCTTTATACTGGTGCCAAGAAATATTTCTGCCTCCTCTAGGGTGTCTGGTATGGTGGAGGGATCTGGGCCTATTGTCATGCCCGTCTTCTCCTTTACCTTCATAAGCTCAGCCTTAGCTAAAACAGCAGCCTCAAGCTTTTTCTTTTCCATATCCTTCTTGGTAGAGGATAGGGGGTCAATAGCTTCTACGTTTGGCTGGGGCTTTCTAGATAGGACATTGTTTACGACTATCCTTACAAACTTGGGAAGTATGGGTACTGGGGTGAAATCTAGGTTCAAAAGAGTACCATCAGCACCGTTAGGATTCAAAGAAGTAAGAAGCTTCCTGTAAATGGATGTCTCTTGGGTTCCGTTAGCGTACTTTCTGTTCTTTTCGAACATGTCGTACCTTCTCTTAAATATAGACCCAGTGTCCTGAACACTACCCCACTGCTTCTCTATAGCCTTAGCATAACTTTCACCATACTTCTTTGACTCTTTTTCCTCTGCGGAGGCCAATGGATTTGGAAAGTTCTTTGACCCAGACTTGTTTTTATTTTCTCCGTACATCGGTAGGGGTGCGTTTTTGCAAATATAACAAATACACAGGTAAGGTTTAATACGCCTTAAATGACCTTAAAAATTTCTTAGATGAAAAATCTTGTTTTGGCCTTTTGGGTTTTTCTTTTTGAGAGGCAAGTAGACAAAGGCCCGAGCTTATGGTAAGGTCAAACTTAGTTCTATTGTCTATTTTAAATCCTATCCAGTCTTCAAGAGTTTCATTAAACACCATGTTCCCCATTTCTCCAGTATCGTAGTTTACACCTACGTGATCATGTATGTATGCCTCTATTGACTGTGCGTGAGCCTGTATTACATCCTGAGAGTTAGAGGGTATCCCCTTGGTCTTAACGTTTACCTTAGCATTAGCGCTCATGAGATGGTTAGGCCTGTTCATAAGATACCCATCATAACCCCTTGACTCAAAATATCTTGCAATACCGTACTTGTTGTTTTCAATCAATATTGGATACCCGTAAAAGAAAGCAGCCATAAGTACGTCTTCATAAAATATCTTGGCCAGTGGGGGCCTTGAGGCATACTCCACAACAAAGGTGTTGCATGGGTGCTCCATGTTAAACTTATTGTAAAGGTGTAGGGCGCCTTTAGATCCCCTCCCATCGACAGTTGCGTCAAGGTCGTAAGAGTCAACACCGCCTACGCCTATATGTGCATTTGGTGCAACTCTCTTGCCGCGTTCGTATTTCTTCTGGTTTCTGACACCATCAGGCGGCAGCCAGCAAACTTTGAACCTACCTCTGTGGTCTGGTGAGAATATAACCTCTGTATCTTTCTCTCCGTTTTTCCAAACAAAATTACCCCTTACTATAGGGTTGGGGTATAGTTCGTCGTTATGCTGTATCTGCTCGTATATCTTGCCTACATTAAATATGCTCCCTTGTATGCTATCTCTGAAGGCCTCTTCCTGTGTAAAAGGGAACTGCCTAATAACCTCGTTCATTTCAGAGGCTGAATGCTTAAGGGACTCTCTTTCGTTTTTTAAGAATGTTTTAGCGCCCTGTGTTATCTCTTCTCCCTCAATGCCTATAACGGCGTTTTCTGGATCATCAGTTACTGGGTTTCCGTGCGCGTCAAAGAACCCCTCAAGAGATTCGTATGAGGGGATGAATAGTCTGTAAAGACCACTCCTGGTTCTGCCGTTCGCATTTCTCTCATTCGGGTCGGAGCTATCCCAAAGAGATCTGTACTCCTTACCCCCCTTGTCCATCGGGTTTACGGTGCTACCAACTAAAGCCTTTCCTACAATCTTTCTACCTACAATTAAACAGGTCCTTTGTATACGCCAAGCTTCTTTAATATCTGTAGGTCTCTCCCACTTTCCAGCCTCGTCCAAATAAAGTATATGAAGCTTCTCACCATCGTATGCGTTGTTGGTGGTATTCTTCCAGTTTATGACCGTATTAAGAGCCTCTCCCTTCGTCGCAGTCTTATTCT